CTAATTTTCTCTTCGGTTGCAGTACTTTGAGTTGTAATTTCGGATCCTTGATTACATTCTATCTTTGAATCTTTCTGCTTTTTAAGATTTATATAAATAGATTTTTGAGTTCTACTTTGCTTCTCTTTTAATTGTTCTAATTCATATTCTTCATTTTGTAAACCATTGTATCTAAATAATAAAACAGATCCAGATGTAAATTCAACGGTGCTTTGTAACTTATCATACTGATGAGATGAAATTTTATGTGCTTCAGAAGCAGCATCCAACTTTAAATAATTAACAATGGCTTGTGCTTTAACACAAGGATACACACTCGATTGTCGGGAAAGCTTAGGCGGTATCAAAGCGGTTTGGTTAATTGCTCACGGAAATGTGAGTTCAGTTACTGAAGCTTCAGGTATCGTTTCTGCTATTACTAAGGCGTCGGGTAAAGTATTCTATAAATACGAGCTTGTTAAGAACACCGGAGCATTGACTGAAACTATTACCGCCTCTGTTGAGAATGGTACTGTGTTTTATGCTCAAGAACTTTCAATCGTTCTTAACAAACTTCAGGCGAATACAAGAAATGAAATCTTGTTACTCGCAAAGAACACATTGATGGCAGTAGTTCAAGATGCTAACGACAAATATTGGTTGTTAGGTCGCTACACAGGACTTGACGTAACTGGCGGCACAAGTGCAACCGGTACGGCTCAAGGAGATAGAAACGGCTACACTTTAACTTTCACTGGTGGCGAGAAAGAACTTGCTCCTGAAGTGAATAGTGGAATCATAGCTGGTTTGGTATCATAAGGCTTTCGTGGTTCGTTATAGGTAGGTAGATTAAGGACACTCCTTCGGGGGTGTCTTTTTTTTTGGTAAAAATCCAAGTAATTTCTATTTAGTAGTATGATATATTTAACGAAGGGTGCTACGAGTGAGATTATCCTCACGTTGAAGGAAAAGCAAACCTTAGCCTCGCCTAATTATTTGTTCGTGTTTACGCATAGGGGAAGTAATGTAGAGGTTAAATTCGTTCTATTAAATGCTGCAGATACGTCTACGCATAAGGATAGATTCAATCAATTTTCTTTAGTTACTAATACTTACTTTGCGAATTACGATAGCGGAGAATGGGAATACGAAATTTACGAGCAAACTTCTTCTTCGAATACCGACCCTGCTTTAGCTACTGGATTATTAGAAACCGGCATAATGCGATTAAACGAGGCTACAAGCTTTTCGTTTACTAAATATCAAACTTCAAATACATTTATAGTACGATGATGGATAATAACCTTGTTATATTAACCTTTGCAGAAGCAAAGCAACCCGAATACCGGGAGAAAAAAGGAGTTGGATATATTGAGTTCGGAGAAAAGAACGATTATCCCAACTACCTATTAAGCCTTTATAATAAAAGTGCAAAGCATAACGCCATTGTAAAAGGTAAAGTAAATTACATTACCGGCAACGGATGGGCGACAAAAGAGGACGACGCAAAGGCCGAAGAGTTTATTAACAATCCGAATCCGTATGAAAATCTTACTGATTTAACACGTAAGGTTTCTATTGATTTGGAAGTTTTCGGTGGTGCGTATTTAGAAATTATTTGGAGCAAGATAGGTGGGCAAATCGCATCTATGACGCACATAGATTACACAAAAGTGCGTTCTAATAAAGAAAATACACAATACTGGATTAAAGATTGGAACGATAGAAAAGCTGAAGCTGAAGTTGTTATTGGTTTTAATCCTAGTGTTAAAGAAGGAAAACAAATTCTTTATTTAAAAGAATATAGACCCGGATTAGATACATACGCTTTGCCCGGATATATGGGAGCGTTGAATTATATTGAAAGCGATGTTGAGGTTTCTAAGCACGTTTTAGGAAATGCACAAACTGGATTTAGTGCGTCTAAATTAATTACCTTACCGAACGGAGAACCTTCACCCGACGAGAAAAGAAACATTGAAAGAAGATTTACAGAAAGATTTTCGGGTAGCGATGGAAAGAAGTTTATTCTTTCTTTTGTTCAAGATATTAATAAGAAACCAGCGATTGACGATTTAGGTGCTTCGGATTTAACGAAAGAAGATTTCGGAAGAGTTGATAATATGATTCAGCAGAACATATTTGCAGGACACCAAATCACAACTCCTTCTTTGTTTGGTATTTTAGTTGAAGGTTCTTTAGGTACTCGTAGCGAGATTCGCGATGGATACGAAGTATTTAAAAACACATACGTAAACGATAAGCAACAATATTTAGAAAGTATTTTTAATCGTTTAGCAGAATATAACGGAGTTACTTCCGAGCTTTATATTAAGCCGGTAGAGCCAATAAACTTTGAATTTAGTGAAACAGTTATAGCTGAAAATATGACAAAGGATGAAATCCGAGAGAAAATCGGATTAGCTCCTTTAGATACAGAAACTGAATCTTCAAATGCTCAAAGAATACTTGATGGCATTAATTCACTTTCTCCGTTGATTGCTACTAAGGTATTGGATTCAATGAGCACCGACGAGATACGTGCTTTAGTTGGATTACCACAAGCTCCACCAACTGCAGTAACTCCTGAAGGCACACCGCTTACTGACGCTCCTGCAGCTCAAGAATCAATGGTTAATGAGCATTTGAAAGGAATGAAAGGCAGAGAGTGGCAGAATTTTCAACGTATAATTAGAGAATTTAACAAGGGTAAAATCTCAAGAGAACAAGCTATACAAATGTTAAAACAGGGTTATGGCTTAGATGACGCAGCAATTAATACTTGGCTTGGAGATGTAACTTATGAAGAAAGATTTGATGACATTGAAAGTGCATTAAATTTATTTGCTCAATTCGGAGAGGATTCAAATAGTTATAATGTCGTTGCTAGAAAGAAGGCTTTTAGTATGGATTTGGAAGCTCAAGAATTAGCTTTTGCAGAAGAAATCATAGACGATACTTTAGATAAAAAAATAATTGATACGATTGCTAAAAACAAAAACGTACCATTAAAAGATATTGCTAAAGTTTTAAAAGTAAAAGAAGAAGAAGTAAAAAGCAGAATAGATAAATTAATTGCTCTTGAGGTTCTAGAATATAATGTAGAAACTCAAATACCAAAATTAATAAAGCCTCTAAATAAAATTTTAGACAAGGCATTAAAAACAAGTTTTTTAGTTCGTTATGAATATTCTTGGGATTATTTAAGAACTAGCCAAGCAGATAGAAATATAAATACTTCAAGACCTTTTTGCCAGAAATTAATGTCGATGAATAAGCTTTATACAAGAGCCGAAATTCAATCAATTAGTGCAAGATTAGGTTACGACGTATTCGCTCTCGCTGGTGGTTGGTGGACATTACCAAACACGAATATTCATAGTCCTAAATGTCGGCACACTTGGAATGCAGTTGTAGTAGTTAAAAAATAAGAAATGAGCAGAAATATTTTATTTATATCGGTAGAAACTATCAAAGAAAGAACCGGTTTGCACAATAACGTAGACGAGAAATTAGTGAATCCTGAAATCTTGACTGCACAAGATATGTATATTTTACCGGCACTCGGAACGGCTTTGTATGAGCGTTTACAAAACGGAATCCAAAACAATAACTTAACGGCTAACGAAACCGCTCTTTTAGATACTTATATTACTCCGACCTTAGTTTATTATGTAATGAGCGAGTTACCAATGGGTCTTTCATATCAGTTCTATAATAAAGGAATGGTTCGTAAAAGCGGAGAGGGTCAAGAAAACCCATCGGCTGCAGAAATGATTGACGTAGCAGATAGATACAAAGCAAGAGCAGAGTTTTACAAACAAAGATTGGTAAAGTATTTATTAGATAGAAGCGGCTTTAATACATTCCCTGAATATAACAATCCCGGTTCAACTTATGATACTATCGTGCCGGAAAGACAAGCTTATACTACTTCAATTTGGTTAGGGGAAAATGATTGTTGCGAAGGAAAATCTTTTGAAGAAAAATATCAAGGTAATATAAATCGTTGTTGTGGCGAATAAAACATACTCTTTAAAGAATCAAAAAAAGCTAAGGCTTTACTTACAAAAGCAAGAAAATGACACTAAACCAATTAG